TATCAACAATTCGCTCGCCAGCTTGAGCAGCACCAGCGCGAACTCTCGGCCAAAGGCATGGAGATTCTGAAAAAGGATATTCCTGGCTGGGGCGAAGCAATGGCGCAAGAACTCAAGCGCATGGGGCGAGAAACCTACGGTTTTTCAGATGCCGAGCTTGATAGCGTTACCGACCCGCGAACGGTAAAGCTACTGGCCGATGCTGCGGCTTATCGCAAGCTACAGCAGGCGAAGCCGGATATTCAGAAACGAGTCGCGCAGGCTCCGAAGACCATTCAGCCCAGCGCACAGCAAACAAACAAACAACGCCAGACACAGGCCGTACAAGACGCCAAGGCGCGGCTCCGAAAGACCGGCAAGGTCGAAGACGCCGCCGCAGTGTTTGCGCGCATTCTCTGATTGAAAGGACATACAAAATGGCACGCGTAGCAGGAACTACCGAAACTTTTGACGGCATCGGCATCCGCGAGGATTTGCAAGATGCGATCTATTCGATTTCGCCCACGGATACCCCGGTTTTGACGATGGCGAAGCGCCTCACGGCGAAGAACACTCTGCACGAGTGGCAGACTGATTCGCTCGCTAGCGGTGCGGCGAGCAATCGCCAAATCGAAGGCGCGGATGGCACTTACACCACCATGACGCCGACCTCTCGCCTTGGAAACTACACTCAGATTAGTACGCGCTGGGTGAAGGTCAGCGGCACTTACGATGCGGTCAATAAGGCAGGTCGCAGCACTGAGACGGCATATCAGGTCGCCAAAGAAGCCAAGACGCTGAAGAACCAAATCGAGTACGCTATCGTAACCAATCAAGCCGGTTCGGCAGGTAATGGCGCGGTTGCTCGCTCGTCTGCCGGCCTTGAAAGCTGGATCGGCGGCAATCGCATCCTTGCTGGTGGTGCAGCGAATACGACCGGCACTACGCCGACCGTGACAAGCGGCGCACCGACTGCTGGCCCGACCGATGGCACGGCGGCAACCACGCTGACCGAGGCTTTGCTGGTGTCGGCTCTGCAAGCTGCCTGGACGGACGGCGGCGATCCTTCTGTCGTCATGACCAACACCTACAACAAGGCCGTCATTGCTGGCTTTGCAGGTGCGAACAAGTACGCAGGCGTTTACAACCAGCAGCGCGGCACGTCGGAAGGCGTGTTGCTCGGCTCTATCGGCGTGTATATCTCCGACTTTGGCGAACACAAGATTCAGCTTAATCGCTGGATGCGTCAGCGCACCGTGCTGGCACTCGATCCTGAATACATTGGCGTGGCATACCTGCGGCCGTATCAGGTTGAAGAGCTTGCCAAGACCGGCGACGCCACCAGCAAGCAATTGCTGGCCGAATGGACGCTTGTATGTCAGAACCCTGACGCGCACGCGAAGATTCAGGACTTGTACTCCGCTTAACTAGGACTGGCCGGGGCGAATAACCCCGGCCTCTTTTATATGCTCCTTCTCGATCACAACGCGCAAACAGGGCTTACCCAGCACATTGCATATGACGCTCTTGAAGATAAGACGGTTGTTCGAACCTCTCAGAATGTCGAGGGTATTCTGGAGAGAAACAAGCGGCTCCAGAACGAAGAAGCATATAAAAAAGAAGGTATCAAACGAAACTTTCAGCAAGTCGCGGATATCCCGCTCGTCGTCTATCAGCAATGGCTGAAAGAGGGGATCGACGTACTGAACCCCGACCACTGGCCGAAGGTGAAGGCCAAACTGCAAGACCCCGAGAATCAATTTCTGAGGACAACGCTTGGAAGAATCTAGACTGTCACGGGCAGCCGCTCTTATCGAGAGCGACCCGGACGAGACGAATCGAATCTGCATAGAACTGCTGGCTGAAAATCCAGACAACCCAAAAGCCCTGTATTTGATGGCGAAGGTGCTTGCCAAAGCCGAAAAGCATGGGCTGGCGTACAACCTGCTGAAACGTGTAACCGAGCTGGCGCCGAAGCAGGCGGCGGCATGGTGCGACCTGGGTATGTGCGCGGACGCCATGCTTAGGCCGCAAGAGGCCCGCAAGCACTTCGAGCGGGCGGTAAGCCTCGACCCGAATACCTACGATTACCAGTCGAATCTGTCCATGGTCGACATGCAGGAGGGCAAATTCGCCGACGCCATGCGCAGAGCAAGGGCTGTCCTGGCGAAAGACCCGCAGCATGTCGGGGCGCAAATGGCAAATGGTTTTGCTTCTCTCGCCTTGCATGACTGGCGGCCGGGCTGGATTGGCTACAGTTACACCCTCGGCGGCAAATACAGAAACTGCAACCAGTACAACGACGAGCCAATATGGGACGGCACGCCGACCGATACGCTCGTCGTGTATGGTGAGCAGGGCTTAGGCGACGAAATCATGTACGCATCCTGCGTGCCGAGCATTACCGGGGCGCAGAAGGTTGTCATCGACTGCGATCACAGGCTAGAAGGGCTGTTTCGCCGGTCATTCGCGCAGTGCCGGGTCTATGGCACGCGCAGAGAGCGCGTTATCCCGTGGCTGGATCAGCACAATGTGACCGCTTCGATCCCTCTTGGTGGATTGCCGCTCCTGTATCGAAACACGGACGGCGAATTCACGCGCAAACCTTTTCTTGTGGCCGACCCAGCGATCCGGTTGCAATGGCGGGCGCTGTTCGATTCATGGGGCAAAAGGCCGAAGATTGGCATCGCCTGGACGGGCGGCCGCAAGCATACCGGGGCCAAACGTAGAGAAGTCGGCCTAGAGGCATTCAGGCCGCTGATAGAGGCGCTAGACGCCGATTTCATCAGCCTGCAATACAAAGACCCCAGCGCAGAGATTGAGGCGTCAGGGTTGCCCATAAAGCACTTCAAGCGGGCCTGCCAAACCGAGGATTACGACGACCTGGCGGGGATGGTGGCCGAGCTTGATCTTGTCATCGGGATTCATACCGCCGCGCTTCACTTAGCTGGTGGCTTGGGTGTGAAGACAATCGCTCTAGTGCCGTCCGTATGCTCCTGCATTTACTACGGCGACGAAATGCTGTGGTATCCGCCGAGCTATCGAATCCACCGGCAGAAAGCCGGCGAGAAGTGGGCGGACGTGATTAGAAGGGTGGATCATGGGTATCGGTGACAGCATCATCGCCACCGCCGAGGCGCGGCATTACAACGAGCTTTATGGGTATCCGGTGGTGTTTAGCGACGGCAAGGCTGTGTTTTACGAGCCGGACATCTACGCCAACAATCCACGGATCGCCAAAGACCCAAAACAAGGCGATAAGGTGGTGGTGGTGCGCAACTATCCCGGTTGTCGGCCATACATCGCGGGCGGAGACTCTAAGCGGTGGTATTGGAATACGGACTTCAAAGTCGATCCTGGCGAGCTATTTCTAACTCCTGAAGAGCTAGAGCGAGGCAAGCCAGCCGAAGGCCGGATCATCATCGAACCTCACGTTAAGGACACCAGTTACAGCCAGAACAAGCATTGGCCGCACTGGGACAAGTTTTGCAGCTTGGCAAAAGACGCCGGGATATACAACAGGCTGGCGCAATGTCGTTACGACAACCGGACGCCACTAGCGCATACCCTGAAGACCCCAAGTTTTCGGGTAGCCTTGGCGATGATCGTGTATGCCGACCTTGTTGTCACTACGGATGGCGCGTTGCATCATGCCTGCGCGGCCCTTGGCGTCCCCTGTGTTGTCTTGTGGGGCGGTTTGGTTGGCCCGGACATCCTGGGCTACCCGGAGCATACAAACATCCGCGCCGATGGCGTCGAGTCGTGCGGATCGAAGGCGAAATGTTCGCATTGTCACGCGGCAATGTGTGCGATTGATCCTGAAACGGTATTGCGCGCAGTATTGGAGTCTGGTAGGTGAAAAACGTCCGAGGTATCTGGTTGCCCGACCATGAGGAGCATTTGCTGAAGTTTGCAACCGAGCAGAATTGGACATACCAGAAGTCCAAGCTGGACATGGCGATGCCGTTTTGCAAAGGCAGAAAGCTGGCGATTGATATCGGCGGGCATTGCGGCTTGTGGTCGATGCACCTTGCCAAATTGTTCGATGCCGTTGTTGCGTTCGAACCGGTGGCCGATCACCGTGCATGCTACGCAGAAAACGTCAAGGCGGATAACGTCACGCTGCACCCGGTAGGGCTTGGCGATCAGTTTGCCATGGCGTCCATGAAGACCACGGACGGGTCGAGCGGCGACAGCTATATCGTCCCTGGCGAAGATTTTGAAGTGCATACGCTGGATAGCTATGAACTTGCCCCGGACTTCATCAAGATCGATACCGAGGGTTTCGAGTATTTCATCATCAGAGGCGGCGAGCAAACGATTCGAACGCACAAGCCGGCAATCATTGTCGAGCAGAAGCCCGGCAAGGCAAGTGAGCATTTCAAAATCGGCGATACCGATGCCGTCATGTTGCTTGGCAAGTGGGGATACCGGTTGCGCAAGGCGTACTCCGGTGATTACATCATGACATGCTCGACATCCTGATTTACTCGGCGCGCCTGCCTCTTGGCATGGCGCAAATGTGCGCGATTACAGCCCGACACCATCATCCAGACGCTAGGATCATTCACCTGACCGACATGGATGGGCCTGGACTTGAAGAGGCCGACGAGGTACGCAGAAAGCCGTGGGTTGATGGATACCCGATCCTGTTGAGGCTCGATCACTTGTGCGACCTTGACGACTCTCCTGCTGTCATCCTGGACAACGACATCCTGGTCAGGGGCAGCCTAGAAGGAGCGTTTGCTGGCGATTTTGATATGTGCTTCACCCGGCGCGAGACGGTTGTTTATGAAACAGAGCCGTACAACTATGGGGTGCAGTTCTCGCGCTGCGGGGAGTTTCATCGGCGATTTCGTCGGCGCGTTGAAGATCAGCAGCGATTCAAAGAGTTTGCGCATGTCCAGGAGGGCATGACTGAAGAAGTCAAATCTGGACGCTGGAAGGTTGCCGAGTTGCCGTGCGCGATTTGGAATTTCTCGCCTGGGCTGAAGAAGCCGTTGCAGAACCAGAAAATCCTGCATTACAAGGGCGACCGCAAGCCGTACATGAAAGCCCATTTTGACGCTGGGGTATGGCGGTGAAACTCCAGTGCGTTCAAACCGGAGTGCGTCGGCGCGACATTATCCTGATGGAGTTCGCCAAGGTTTGTGACGCCAAATTGACGATGCGCGAATGGGACGGCGAAAGCGTCCCGGTCATTGTAGGCAATACCGAAGGCAACGAAAACATCCAGATGCGATGCCGTGCAGAGGGTAAGCCGTATCTCTACATCGACCACGGATATCTGACGAGAGGGTACGAAAATAACGTGTTTCGGCTCTGCTTGTCACACTTTCATACGACGGACTGGCGCGATTTCGACGGCTCGATCCATGTCCCGAAGCCGTGGCATAAAGGCGATGACGTAATCGTTATCCCGCCGCCGCCCTATGTCCGGATGATCTACCGGGCCGACAACTGGCTGCGCGACACGCTGGCGATATTGGCGGCAAGCACCAAACGCCGTGTCATCGTCAAAGAGAAAGGCAACGGAGTCCTGGCCGACATGCTGCCTAAAGCGCATGCGCTGGTGGCGTATGGATCGGTCGCAGAAGTCGAAGCCGCATTACACGGCGTCCCTGTATTCACACATTACGGGCCTTCTTTGCCGATTGCCCAGACAGATATCAGCTTAATCGAGACACCAATCTACCCGGACAGGTGGAAGTGGCTCCGCGCACTTGCTGGCGCAGAACTACATCTATCCCAGCCCCAAGCGGCATGGGATCGCATCCGTCCATTATTGGAGTCCGCATGGCTATCTCAACCTACGCAGAACTGCAAACAGCAGTAGCGTCCTGGGCGCACAGGTCAGACCTGACCAGCATAATCCCCGACTTAATCCTCGTCGCCGAAAAGCGCATCTATCGAACCTTGCGCATTCGCAAGATGGAGACGGCGCTGAGTAGCACCATCTCTAGCGGAGTTATCTCCGTCCCATCGGATTACCTTGCGCTGAAATCAGCGTATGTCGACGGCAGTCCTACAAGCCCGCTCAGTCGGTCATCGGTGCAAAAAATCTACGAAGACTATCCGACTCGATCCGCCGATGGTAAGCCCGTGCTGATAGCACGCGAGGGCACGAGTTTTATTTTCGGCCCATATCCTGACAGCGGATACACCATCAAGGGCATCTACTACGCCCTCCCTACCTCCATTCAAACATCCGCTAACGCCGTGTTCACGGCTAACCCTGACCTGTACCTATTTGCGTCCATGTGCGAGGCTGCGCGCTACGTCAAAGACAAGGAGATGCTGGCCTATTGGGAGACACAGCTTACCCAAGTCATGGCCGACCTTGATGCCGAATCGGATGATGAGATGGCGAGTGGCTCGGGTTTGGCGGTGAAGGCATCATGATCCCGTTCGTTGGTTTTGCTCCTGATTTAGACCCGGCGACGCCTGGGGTAATCACGGACTGCGACGATTTGCTGCCAACTGTGCGCGGGTTCAAATCAATGCCTGCGCAGGTGGCAACGACGTACCCTGCACTCGCAGCCGAGTGCTTGGGGGCCGCTATTGTTGTCAAACTGGACGCCACTACGCGGTTGTTTGCCGGCACTGATACAAAGCTGTATGAAGGCGCATCGACAAGCTGGACGGATGTATCCGTTGGCGCAGGCACCTATACCAGTGGCGAAAAGCGTTGGCGGTTCGCGCAATTCGGCAACACCACGATTGCGACAAATTATCTAGATGCTATGCAGTCAAGCAGCAGTGGCGCATTCGCGAATGTGACAGGGCCAAAGGCGAAGTGCATCGACGCGGCGGCAGGATTTGTCATGGTCGCCGACACCAATGAAGGCACCTATGGCGCGCAGTCGGATCGGTGGTGGTGTAGTGCATTTCAGGATGCATCCGATTGGACTCCAGCGGTAGCCACGCAATGCACGACGGGCCGATTGATCGAATCCCCTGGCCCCATTCGGGCCATGAAGGCACTCGGCAGCGATTTCGTTGCGTACAAAGATCGCGCCATGTTCTTGGGTCGATATGTCGGATCGCCTGCGGTATTCGAATGGACGCAACTGCCCGGAGAGATTGGCGCAGCGGCGCAGGAGGCCGTGGTATCCGTCGGCAGTCAGCATATCTTTGTCGGATACGAAGATATCTATATATTCGACGGTTCGCGACCTGTAGCTATTGGCGCGCCAATCAAGAAGTGGTTTTTCGACAATCTGAACAAACCCTATCGCTACCGCATCCACGGTATGCACGAGCGGTCGGCGTCGCGGGTATGGTTCTTTTTCAACAAAGGCACAAGCACCTCACTGAATGCGGCGATTGTCTATAACTATGTGTCGGGGCAGTGGGGGTACTTGACGCTCGATGTTGAAACTCCAATCGAATACCTGACCGGGCTAATCACCTACAACACACTCGGCGATTACTTTTCGACGTACAACGACTTGCCGAGCGTGTCGTATGACTCTCCGTTTTGGACGCAAACAGCGCCAGTGCCGGCGATATTTGATACGACCCATACGATCAAGCTGTTCTCCGGGGCATCTGCGGGGTGCTCGATCACAACGGGCGATTATGGCGATGACGCGCAGTATTCGCTGCTGACGCGGGCAAGATTGCGCTGCATTACCTCTCCGACATCAGCCACGGCGACGAACTACACAAAGGCGGTAGCCGGCGACTCCCTAACGACAGGCAGCACGCCAACGATGTCCGATGGCCGATTCGACTTCTTGGCTTCGTCGCGCTGGCATCGCCTGAAATATGACCTTGTTGGCGACGCCGAGGTGGTGGGGCACGACCTGTACTTGGTCAGGGAGGGGACGGAGTGAATTTCGGCGATCCGCTGCTTCCGATCCCGCCATCCGGAGACGAGTTTCTGAAGCGGCTTAACTTTCGCTTGACGACCGTATTACGCGACATTCAAACATCGCTCAAGCAATTGGCTACAGGCTCGCTTGTTGGCACGATCAACGCCACGACAGCCGCGCCAACGACGGGGACGTATGCCGTTGGCGACTTCATCAAAAAATCCAATCCAACAGAAGCCGGATCGGCTGGATCGAAATACATCATCATCGGATGGGTATGCGTCACAGCCGGCACCCCTGGCACATGGCGCGAATGCAGGACTTTGACGGGAAACTAACATGGTATGGACTCCTACAAATATCTATGATCCCCGCACGCATGGGCAGTATGGAGACTATCTGTACGCCACCTATGCGAACCCGGCCGATCAGCAGGGCGAGGGCATCAACCAGTCGCGCTATGTGCTGAACCAAGACCCTGGCTTGCTCGGCTTGCGTCGCTATGCCGTGGATCAGATCGCCAACAAGTACGGCATCGACCTGGGCGACCCGAACCAATCCGGATCGCTCGCCAATCTCTACACCTACGACGCACTGAATCGGCAAGGCCCATGGACTTGGAACCTTGGGCTGATTGAGCAGGGGTTAGCCGGATCAGCGGGGAAAGCATACGACCCGAATTCTGCGTTGTTTCGCGGTGACATCGGATTCGACCAGTTCGCAAAAGCACTGATGGACAGCGGCAAGTTGCGTCGCCGCGACGAGCAGGTAGGCATCGGGGCAAACGACAAGCGGCCCGGCGACTATATGCTGGATTGGGCCGACCCGGCGCTGGCTTCGCGGTATGGCACGGCTGGTACAGGGTTCTCCGGGCTGTCTATCTTTGACCCATCTCGGAGCCTCCAGAACAGCCAGCAAGGCAACACCACGACTACCTACTCGCCTGAGTATCTGGCTTACGTCAATGCGAACGATCCGTATGCCGCAAACTTGGGCAATGGGCTGTTCTTGTCTGGGCTTGGTGGCGGCAACTACGACCCGACTACCGGAGCGCGGCCTACGGATCGTCCAGATTTGATCAATGCGGTCACTGCCAACAACGGCCAGATTCGCAGCGACGTTACCTACACGCCAGACGATAGCGGCGGGTTCTTTTCGATGCTTGCTCCGATAGCTCTTGGCGCGCTACTCGGCCCGGCCGGTATCGGTCTTGGCTCAAGCCTTGGCCTGGGCGCTATCGGCAGCGGCGCGCTGGTTGGCGGGCTGACATCTGCGCTTACCGGCGGCGATCCGTTGCAGGGTGCGCTGTTTGGTGGGCTGGGTGGCGGCATTTTTGGTGGTGGTGAGGGAGGCTTTGCTGATACCGCGTTCGATGGTGGCGGATCGTTCTTTGATGGCAATTACATGCCACAAGATTTTCTTGCTGGCGGATCAGGGGCGGATACATGGTTAGGCGGTGCTGGCGGCGATGCGCTCGCTAGCGACGGCGGGGCTTTCTCTGGCATACCGGATTCATTCGGGCCGACGCAATGGACGCCAAATGTAGGGGGGATACCGGCTGGTTATGTCCCTGATGCTGGCACAGCGACCGGATGGAACTCTATCAACCCAGCGACCGGGGCAGCTAGCCTAATTGGCGCTCCGTTGTTGCCAGGGGCCGGGCAGCCGTCCTATACGTCGCCGGCCGGAGCTAATCCCGGCGGAATCCCTGGTGGGTACGTCCCCGATGCTGGCACGGCGACCGGGACGAACATCATCAATCCAACAACTGGAACAGCAGCAGGAGCGGCAGGCATGGGGCTATTAGATACGATTACATCGGGCGCAGGCAATTTGCTCGGGCGGGTTGGCGACTCGATCATGAACAACCCGTTGCAATGGGCAGCACTTGCCGGCGGCGCATTGCTCGGCTCGCAGAACGGCGCGCAGCAATCCGGGACAAGCACCACGACACAAACGCCGTGGGCCGCGCAGCAGCCCTATCTGCTTGACCTGTTCGCTAAGGCCAAGTTGGCGAATGAAACCGCTGGTACTGACCTCTCGCCGTTGCAGCAGCAAGCAATGACGCAAGCCGGCCAAACCAATCCACTGCAAGCCCCGGCCACTGAAACGATGCGTCAGGCGATCACAGGGCAGTTGCGTAACCCCACGCTCGGCCAGAACAATCCGTATCTGCAAGAAACCATAGACAACGCCAACGCAGACGTTTCACGCGCCATGCTGCCGGCGATCAATGCGGCCAATCGCGCCTCGGGATCGTTCGGCAATTCAGGGGTGGCCGATTACTACGGCAAATCCTTGACCGATGCCTACAGCAAGAACGCGACGGGCATGCGTTTTGCTGACTACACGAACCAACAGCAGCTAAACGAATCCGACATTGCCCGCAGGATGTCCGCAGCTATGAACGCTCCTACATTCGTCGGCAACAATCTGGCGAATGCGCAAAACATGTTCACACTCGGCACGCAGGCCAAGACCGATCCGTTTAACACGCTCGGCAAATATGGCAGTTTGATCGGCGGCAGCTACGGCAGCGCGACGAACTCCCCAATCTTCACAAATCCGACGGCTGGCCTGCTTGGTGGCGCACTTGCCGGGAGCCAGGTTTACAACTCGCTTTTTAAGCAAGGGTAACGATATGGGACTACTCGACCAATTCGGCAGCCTCGCCGACAACCCGACCATGGCCTTAGCGATGGGCTTGCTCAACGCCTCCGGGCCGCAATCGCGCCCGGTATCGCTCGGGCAGGCGATTGGGCAGGGCATGCAGGGGATGCAGGAAGCTCGGCAAGCGCATATGCGCAATGCGCTCATGGCCTTGCAGGCGCAGCATATGCAGCAGCAGGTGCAAACGGATGCCGAGATGAAGCCGTTGCAGGTACAGCAACTAAAGACGGCCATCGCCGAACACATGGCGAATCTGGAATTTGCAAACAAGCTGCCTGGCGTGCTCTCGTCGCTGACTGGCGGTTCTCCATCCAGTCCGACGCCGTATAAGGATCAGGTGGCGCCGCAGCAACTTGGCGGCTCGTCGTTCGGTGGCATCAATGGATTCAAAACGCCTGACGAGTATTTCCGGATGGTTGCTGCGATTCCGGATAGCAACAAGGCGGATAAATTGGCCGCCTATGAAGCGGGGTTTCGCCAGTGGCCGGAGACTCGTCCTATGGTGCAATCGTCGCAACAGGCCGGAACGGCCTCTCCGCGTGACCTTGGCGCATTGGGCGTCATGATGGCTTCGCGCGGCCTCAAGGGCGGCCCGGAAATGATGAAACTGGCCGACATGTTCAAGCCCGAGGAATTCAAAGGCGGCTCGACCTACCGTATGCCTGACGGCACGGAGCGATACATTCCGGTGCTGAAGGAAGGGCAGATGCCGGATGGACGCGGAGGCATGACCGCCGTCCCCGGATTCTTCGACTTCCAGCGCCAGAACACCATGGCGACGATAGACCCTGTAGCGCGGGCGCGCACCAGATACGAAACTGGCATCGATCCGGCGGCTGACAGTTCGGCTCAATCCACAGCCATCCCCGGCGGGCTGTCTCCGAAGGATGCCGCAGCCGTCCGAGTCGGCGCAACTACGGGAGCAAACGACGACTGGCTGAAAAACAGCTATCGCCCGGTGCTGGATGCCGGCAAGTCTGCGGACAACATGTTGACCAGTCTGGCGGCGCTGCGCAACACTCAGATGAACACTGGATGGGGAACCGAGACTAAGGCGTATGTAGCATCGGCACTTGAGGGATTGGGCATCGCTCCGGAAAAGGCAAAGATGTATGCGTCTAACGCGCAGGTGTTCCAGTCGCAGGCATCGACGCGACTTTGGGAGGTCTTGAACAACGCCAAGGGGCCGCAGACCGAGGGCGATGCGGAACGCGCGAAGCAGACATTTGCCGCGCTGAAGAATACGCCGCGTGCCAATGAATTCATCATCGACCTGGCTGAAGCGGCAGCACGCCGTGACAAGCTCAAATCTCAGTTTTACGCTGAGGCGATGCCGGTGGCGCGCGATGCAGGCGACCTTACGGCGGTGGATCGAAAATGGGCGCAGATTCAGCGCAGCGTCTGGGACGATCCGATCATGGCGAAATGGAAGACAGGCAAATGAGTACGCTCGACGAAATAGCAGCCAAGTACGCCAACGGCGCACCGCCGCCCGTTGCCGCCGATCCGCTGGACGCGGTAGCGGCGAAGACGATGAGCTATTACGATCAGCCGGTAACGATGCAAGTATCTACGCCGCCGCGAATAGAACCGCGAAGCGCATCGGTCATGGATAAGCTGCGCGCCAGCCCTATCGCTCGCGCTTTGCGTGGGGCTATTCTCGATCCTGTAGATGCTGGGGCGCAGTTGCTGCCGCGTGGTGCGCAGTTTCTTACCTCGCTCGGTGGGCTGGTCGATAACCCGGTTTCAGACTTCTTCGGCCGCGAGGCGCAGCGCGTCGATGCGATCAACCGCGAGCGGGAAGGATTGTTCGAGGGATCGCGCAAGGCGACCGGAAATGAGGGATTCGATATTGCGCGGCTCGTTGGGAATATCGCATCGCCAGCGAACAAGGCGATTGGCCTGATTGCGCCGATGAAAGCGACGACAACAGCCGGGAGGATAGGCCAAGGAGCGATAGCAGGTGGCGCAGGGTCGGCGCTATTGTCTCCAGTCAATCTACCCGAGGGCAGCGACGATTTCTTAGGCACTAAAGCCGCGCAGGTGGCCGCAGGAACGGTAACAGGCGGACTCTTAGGGCCGGTAGTCGGAAAG